TACCATTGACTGCAGAATCATAAATCCCCAAATCTGTAGGGTTTGCTTTCATCTGCGCTAAATCATTATGAATATTCATTTATGTTATATTGAAAATGTTGAATTTATCTTTTAAGTGTGACATCAACACCTAAACCTTTTAGATATTTTACGAAATCCTGAATACCATCTTGCGTTTTAAGTGTCTCTTCAGCTACTTGGTAAGCTAAAACTTGAGGTGCTTGTCTTATAGAAGCTCTCAGCGCATTATACATATCTTCTGACATACCATTAAGTGTTGTTTGACGAACAATAGCGTCGTTTCCATTTTTCAATCCATACAAAACAACTTTATTGCCATTGGCATCTGCAGGTGCTGTACTAACGAATACTTGACCCATCATACCTTTATCTACAAAAGTGTCTATTGCATCGTACATTTTTTTAGCGTCTACGTTCATTGCTTGTAGAGTAGGTGCAGCTGAAACTACAAAACCTTTAAGTTCTCTCTTGTAAGTTTCACCGCCTTCAAGTAACTTTTCACCAAAAGTCTGTCTAAGCACATTCCCTGCCTGATTTGTATAGTAAGATTCTTTTCGAAAATCTTTTGCGCCTCTAACATTGGAAGTGGAATTTATATCCAAACGAGGTTCAACTCCTCCACTTTTAGAGTCAGCGTTGATAAGGACAGCTTGTGCAAAACCTGCATTTTCAGGATGTGAAGCATATTCGTACGCAGTTGTCATATCTCCTACGAGTTCATAACCATCAAGTTGTACAATAAACTTACCTTCCTTGTTCATAGTAATGGTTGCACCGCTATTTCCAACAGCTTTAAGAAGTCTATCTCGCACGGCATTACCCTCTTTACCATTACCCATATCTACAAGTTCTCCATTCCTATAAACTTTACCTTGCGTATTAAGTTCTCCGTTAATAAAACTTGATACAAATGTCCAAGTAGGACTTGATTGTTTCTGCTTATCAAACAATGTAGGCATTGTGAAACTGGTAGCACCACCTTGATAGTACAAGTTGGAAAGACGTTCTTGTGAGTAATTTTTAAGTCCTTGTGAGGTCAAATAGTCAGTTCCGTCTTTATTCGCGCTTCCACTATATATGAAGTCTACAACCTTGTGTGTTAAGGTCTTACCGTCTTCTCCGTAAACATTTTTACCTAAGTATCCAAAATTGTTAAATAACTTACCTAACTCTGGATATTTATTACCTATTCTCATCCATTCAGAGCGTGATATTGTTGCTCCCTGAGATGTTATTTTTGCAAAATCAGCTTCATCAACTTTAACACGACCTCCCTGACTCATAAGACTATGAATTAACGCTTTTTTATTGACGGAGCTTAAACTATTTTTATTTGTAGTTAAGATGTTAGTTATTCTGCTTGACAATACTCTTGCTTTTTGAGCTTCCGTCATCTTATCATATCCTGAAATCTTAGAAGCAATTATTGCATTCACATCCTCAGCAGCGTTTTTCACAACCTCTCTGTCTTTATTCCACCAATCATTCAAACGTTGTTTATTATCGTCCATTTTCTGTAATATAGGTGCGAATGTTTTCAAATCTTCGTCTGTCATATTGTTTTTTATAACAGCCTCCAAAGACACTCTCTTCTTCACATATTCGTTTGATTCAGGGTTGTTCTCCATATAATTGTTGAACGCTGTTTTCAAGTTTGGAGGTAACTTCCCTATAAGTTCATTGACCGTAGAAGACGATTCGTTGATAAGATTTGATAATCTATTTTGGAAGAAGTCCACCGCATTTGCTTGGTCATTAGCGTCAAGAGCTGTCTTTTTAGCGATACCTTTTAAACCAGGGTCGCCATACGTAGGGTCGCTTCCGTCAGCATTTAAAATTGTTCTTGTTTTAGCGTCATATTTCAAACCTTCCTTAAATAAACCTGCGTTTATTTCGTCAATTTTCAAATTTCTATCCAACGCTTTCTGTTCTCTATCAAACTCCATTCTTGCTCTATTCCAATATGCTTGGTCTGTTTCGTAGATTTCCTTAATCGCTCTTTGTCTGAAAGCGTGTTGAAAACCACTTATATCCGCGTTATGTTGCAAGTAATTAGCTTGTGCTATGCTTTTTTGTGTTTTAGTCTCTTCATCGTCAGCACTTGAAAGTCCGTACTTACTTTTCAGTTGGTTTAAATTACTTATTTGACTTTTCAAATACACAGCATTATCGGAATTTTTATCCTTCTCGTTATTTAATTGGGATTGGAACTCTGTAATTGAATTATCAATAGACTGATTAAAACTACTTTGTATTTGGTCAGGAGAACTTTGCTTATAAACTCGCCATTTAGCATCTAACTGCTGTTGTCTTTTAGCTTCATCACTCATCATTGAGGACGCATACAAGTTTATCTCGCTTTCAGACATACCTTTAACAGTTGTACGTTTGTAGCGACCGTCTTTGGTACGTACATCAAAAGTTCTTTCGGAATCCTTGTACAACTCTGTCAGCTTTTCTCCCAACTCTTTTTTATAATCTACATATTTTGTATAACCTCTATTTACAAAAGTAGAACCCACCTGACCATCTTTTGCCCACGCCTGAATAGGTTCTAAAGCCTCCATTTCGTTGACCTCAGAGTAACCACCCTTAGAACCCAACTTCTTAGCTTCCGCTATATCGCTAAGTGTTTTACGAGCTTGTTGTGTCATTTGAAAAGCTGTCAGTACTTTATCATCTATTGAATTTCTAACAAGACCTTCCAACTCACGTTCAACACCTTTGGAATCCAACTTCATAGTTCCTTTTCTATTCAACTCATCTGTAATGGTTTGAAGACGAGAATAAAGGTACATCTTATCCTCGTCTTTATATAAGTCCATCGCGCCATATTGGTCAATTAAACTTTGTATTTTCTCAAAGTTAGCGTCGTGATTTTGCTGACGATACGCTTGAACCTGAGCAGTAAGCTGAACATCGTATGGATTTACCCATTCTCTATATTCTCTTCTATGTCCGTACGCACTTGCCATTTACTTATCTTTTTGTGTATTTACCGATTGCGCCACTAACTATGGCTTCGTTGTTCTTGTGTTCCACCTCTGCAGCTTTTGCTTTAGCTTTAGCTTTAGCTAACTCGGCTTCACTTTGTTGCTTCATCATCTCTGCAGCTAAACGCTCGTAATTTAAAGCAAATGAATTGTTTGAGAATTTCTCACCTGTATCAATTTCACGAGTTCTACCAAACATATCAGTTTTAAAGTTATCAGTGAGCTGATTGATTTGTTGCATTCTTAAACGAGTTTGGTACTCATTCATATAATTATTTTGAACCTTCTCAAACCAATCATTGTAATCCCTGAGTGTATTCTCGTATGCCATTAATTGACGTTGTTCAAAATTCAACAAATCTTGCGCTCTCGCGTTCTCTTCCATATTAGATTGTCCAATATTGAACTGCTCAGTTTGCATTTCGTTTTGTTGATTTGCAAGTTGAACTTGTCCTATAGCATTATTTAGATTTTGTTGAGTTGAAGCCATTGCGTTAGCAAGAACTGCAGCACGAGCTGTTTCAGGAAGACTTGCAACACTATCTTGCAGTTGTGCTAATTGTCTTTGACCTTCAACCATTTGTGGTTCATAACTCACTCTAACAGGGTCTAATCTTTCGTAAGTCCTATCAACCATCAAGTGAGGTACTACTCCGTCTGGCGGTATCGGCGTTTGGTCAGGAAATAGCAACCAATCAAACACACCCTCTTCACCTCTACGTCTCGCAGGCTCTTCAGGTTTTGCAGGAATAGGTGTCTCTTTAGGCTCTTCAGGCTCTTCAGGAGTTTCTTTTGGCTCTTGAGGTGGGTCTTGTGGCTCTAACGAATACATTCCCATATCTAAATCACCATTCTCTTCCAACTCTGTTTTAGCATTGTTGAAAGACTCTTCACTAATTCCCAACTTTATAAGTTTGTCTTTATCTTTTTCCCAAGCCTTGCGGAATTGTTTTAAAGTAAAAATTCCCGCTCCTTCAGCCGCTTTACGCTCTTCTTCTGTCTTGAAGATAGGAACACCTAAGAATGAACGAGAAGAGGTAAAATCACCCACTTTACTATCGAAACCACGAGCGGTGTCTTTTGCGTCGTGATAGGCAATGTAGTCTTTAAACATCTGAGCTTGTTTCTCTGTCCAAAGACCTTTCTTAACTAAACGATTTACCCACTTATCTGAAAGTTCAGCGTACTTCTTTTGATACTCCCCTTCTTTACCTTTCTTAACTCGTCTTTTACCATTCTTATCGGTTTCGTAGAAGTCCAACAAGTCTTCGTTCTTATCGTACAGCCAATTCATTCGGGCGTCAGCTGTATCTTCAATACCTCCATACAAGTTTGAGTTTTTGTTGTAATGTTGAGTATCACGTTCAATAAGAGCGTAGGGGTTTAACCTCATATATTTGAAGAATGTAGCGAACTCTTTTGCAAACTCTGGGTCTTTTTTAGTCATCTCAAGAATGAAATCTGCGTCCTCTCTCAAGTTCTTAGTTTCACGTTTCGGTTTTCCACCATCGGAAAACTTCTCAAGACCTGCATAACCTCCATTGCGATAGGTTTGATATAGCTGTGATGCTCTCTCAGGAGATAAACCTGATTGTTTTACAAGGTTTAAGAAACGAGGGTCTTCAAACAATCCTCCGTTAGACATAACCTCTCCCGCTTGCTGTTGTTGCTGTTGCATATCTGCTTCAGCTTGTACAGCTTCTTCACCTTGTTGAGCCGCATTTTGTTGTTGTAACATCTGCAACTCTTCTTCTGTAGGCATTGCGGCTTCAGGGGACATTCCTTGACCCATTTGGTCATACTCACCTTTAGCTTGTTGTTGAGCTTGGAATATGAAATCTGTGAATTGAGATAACATTTCTTGAGCGGAAGCCTTTTCTTCTTCAAGCTCTTTAAACTGCTTAGAAAGATGTTCTTTATTTAAAGATTTTGTTGTAGCACTTGAAACCTTCTCATTCTTCTCAGCACGTTTCAACAAATCCTCTTCTTCGTCTTCTAACTTATCAAGACCGTTCTTCTTTTTAAACTTATCTATCGCTTTCGCATAAGTGTCGTTAGCTTTTGTTTTAAGGTCAAACGTAGCATTAATGTCTTTGGATAACTCTTTACCTAATTTCAAGTTGTCCGAAACCACCTTAGTACCAGGTTCTAACATCATCGCTTCACCTCCGTTTTCGTGAGATTTACCAACTACTTGTTGAACTGCGCCGTCAGGGTGTTGTAAATATTCACCATTCTCAACTTCAGCGTTAGCAGGTTGCCCCACTTTAACACCTGTTGTGTAATTACCTGACATCAACATTTCAGGGGTTATTATATCCTCAATTCTACCTCCATTAGCTAAAAATTGTATAATACCTCCATCTTCAACTACTTGATAATGACCTTTTGCGCGTTCTGCTTCTTTAGCGTCATTCCACTCTTTAAAGTTTTGTAATCTATTTTGGTAACCTGCGCCTGCGTTTATATTTCTTGCACCCGCCAATATTGTTTTACCTAACGCACCTGCAAAACGAGCAACATTACCCACACGAGCAACATTTTTATATTCAGGAGCAAACTTATCCGCATTAAAATTCAAAGATTGTCCAAGTTTAAACAATGCTCCGTCTGTATCAATATCAGCACCTGCGATTGATAAACCCGCGCCTATAACATCGTAAGGATTGGTTTTGTTCTCACCCTGTTCATCTACCATTTTGTTGTAGTCAGCTTCCTCCGTATTTTTCCAAATGGTGGTAGGGTCACCTTCTTCATTGTACTGAGAATAACTACCTCCGCCTTGAATTATCTGTCCGTTGAAATAATCCGAAGGAGTTCCCGAATACCCTTCGTTATAATTGGGTATAGGTTGATTTTGTATTCCAATACCTTTCAAAGAAGGTTGAGTTGTAGGGATAGTTCCGTCAGGATTCAAACCTACAGACATATTCTCGTTAGGAACATTGTCAGGTGCTATACCTACAAGATTTCCGTGATTAGGATTTTGATAAACATAACGAGGATTAAGCAACTCGTAAGGTGTAGTACCTCCATTGGCGTAATAACCTGCAAGATTAGAGAGTAATCGCATTTCCTCCGCTGAAAGCGGACTAAGTTCATTATAAAGGTTTTCGTTTTCGCCAACTTGACCACTTGTGAGAGAAGAACTCACAGATTTAGGTAGAGACGTTTTAGATTTAGTGTCTATAACATCTCCATTAGCAAATTTCCTTAATTTTATAACTCTCTTCATTAACTATTATTTATTATAAAGGCTCTGAAATACTTTACTTAATTCTTTTATTTGAGCTATATCGGCGTCGGTGAACAAACCTCCTTTAGCCATTTTAGGTTTATGACCATATTTTATCTCATACGTATTGGCGTCTGCGTTGCCAATATTTTTCATAACCATATCTCGGAATGTACTTTGGTCATAACCAAACTTAGGTGTGTTGTAGATAATCCATTTACCTGTAAGTGGATTAAATTCTGTAGCAGCGTAACCTACACTACCCATTTTCCCTAAGTTAATCATAGGTGGTTTTTCCAAGTTCATAGTTTCTTTGACACCTTGTAAGTCAAACACACTGCCGTCGTTCACAGCCTCGTCGCTAACACCTGTCACTCCCATCGCATTTGCTGCAGCTTGTTTCTTCTCTTCGTTAGACAAGTCGTAATAACTTCTTGTATACATTCCGTAATTACTCTTACGTGCGGGAGGAGGTGTAGGGGTAGGTAGAGGTCGAGAACTTTTCTTTTTAGGTTTTCCGTCTCCGTCACCATTACCGTTAACTATATCACCATTTCCAAATTTTCTTAATCTTATAACTCGTTCCATAGGTAACTAATTAGTTTTCATTTTGCAAATATAGTAAATAATTGTCAATAAAACAAATAAGTCATCTGAAAATTTACAATAAAAAAGACCCTCTGTGAAAAACACAAAGAGTCTTAAAATAAAATCATAATCAGTGTATAATGTTTTGAACTATTTTTCCACAAAAGTTTTAATACCTTTAACGACTGCCGTAGCAAATTTCTCCTGAAATATAGGGTTTCGAAGGATTTTGTAATCTTCCTCGTTATCGAAGAATAATGTTTCCAAAAGAACAGCTGCACATCTTGTTTTCTGTAAAACGTAGAAGTTAGCTTCCTTATCTTTATCTCCATCAGACAAATCCTTACGGAAAGTCAATCCAAGTTGTTTATATAAAATCTCCACTTCGTTAGCAATACATTCTCCTAATACGTCAGAAATGGTCTGACCTTTAGTTGTGTAGATTTCAAAACCGCGAGCTTTAGTATTCGCAGCATTGCAATGTATAGATACAAAAAACGTTTCTTCAGGATTAAAGTTGTTAGCTTTAGCAACTCGTTTGTCAAGAGGAAGGTCAGTCGGGTCGGTGTAATGAACGGTCATCACACGTTCAAGATTAGGGAGTTGTTTTCGCAACTCATTGACTATAGCTTCTCCAAGCCATCTGTTAATAACACCTTCGTAAGCAATGTCTCCGTTCGGAAACTTGTGCAATTTTCCTATCTTGGGGTCTGTAGTATATTTACCATTTTTATCCAAACCTCCGTGACCAAAATCTAATACTATTCTTTTAAATTTACTCATCTTTCTCTACTCTTTTACGACTTCTTCGTCTGTGGGTTCTTCTTCTTTTTCTTCTTCTATGTTCACGTCTTCACCTGCAATAGTTTTGGATACACGTCTTAAACCTGCAACCTGTAAAACGTTTAAAAGTTTATCCCAAAATTTAAATATGCTCGGTTTATCACCTGAAGCGCGTTCTATATTCTCTCCTATAGATTTCCACTCAAAGCCTATCACAATAACCCAAAACCAAATAGTTACCCATAAAAACGCTGTGTAAATCCAACCTGAACCTGCAAGCTCCGCAACAATCGCTAAAAACGTAAGTGCAACGGTTACCATTGTTACAGAGAAGAACTTCCAACCTGTGCGCCACAATTTAAATGACTGCACCACTTTCGGAAGTGGATTACTGCGTTGTTTATTTACCTTCTTAGAAGCATATATTCCTGTTATCATATCAGCTGTAGTGAACAACATAAACAAGAAAATAAACATGGCTTCAACGGTTAAAGGTAACATTATGTGTGCCTTATCTGAAACTTTAAAAGTTGAAAATAATTCAGTAACACTAATAGAACTGAATAGTGCTGAGAATAAACTCAACGCACCATTTTTGGCATAGAACATTTTAGAAAAATATTCACCTATCAAAGAAATTTGTATTGTCATTTCAAATGCAAAGTTAATAAATTTATGGGAACTTGGCAAGTAGTTGAGTTAATTTATTTACAACTTCGCCCAATTTATTTACAATAGCATCAGTGTTTTCTTTAGCTTTCACTCGAACTTCTGTTATTCCATTCCCAATAGTAGTAAGTGAAGTGTTGGTCTCTTTATGTAACTCTATAAGTTCTTCTAACTTTACTTTTAAAGCGTCATTAGAAGTTTTTATTTCGTTTGATTTTTGAGAGGATTGGTTTACAGCAGTAGTTATCCTTTTCAACTCATTAATCGTCTCTGTAGAGTTATCTTTAATATCGTCAAGGTTAGTTTTAATGGCGTCCAACTTACTATTGTAATTCTGACCGCCGCCACCTCCACCACCTCCTGGTAGAGAACCAATGTCTTCAGATATGTTTTTAAGTCCTTTACTCAAACAATTCAGTTTGTCATAGAACTTAACAAATTGTAAATCTGTCATATTTATTATGTTTAAGTTGATATAAGAAAGAAAAGGGAGAGTACTAACCCTCCCTTAACTTTTACCTCTTACTTACTCAGCAAGAGCGCGAACGGGTTCAATACCATTTGCAGAAACCAACAAATTCAACAATTTTTCAACTTCTTTATGTTTTCCAATCGGAACTAAAATGTGGAACTCTGTGTTCTCATTATATTTCTGACTGAAACCTTGTGAAAAGATTTCACGCTCTACAAGAAGTGCATAATCCACAACTTGTGTGTCTGCAGGCAACAATGATTGTTCACCTAACAAGAAACGTGAGATTGGGTCTTCGTGTTCTTCACGACCAGTGAAGTAAGTACGTCCCATTCTTTCAAATTCCCACATATTACCACCTACGTGAGTGCGAGGTGCTTTACGACTAACATATTCTACGTGGAATGGAGTAGAACGATGGTCGAATGCTAATTCAGGAATGTCGTTAGACCAACCGCCTGAGATTTCAACACCTACAGAACTTTCAGTAAACGCAATTTGGTTGCGGAAGTTTTCTGAAGGGTGAATTGAGAATTTCTTACCTCTTATGCGAAGACCTGCTTTACATTCAGTACCATAACTAAGTTCTTCTTTCAAAATCCAAGTACGTCCTTCGTAAGGGATAGGAGCTTCGGTTTTATAAACGTCAAAGAACGTGTTAGGGTCACACTCTTTATCACAAAGTACATTTGAAAGAACTTTGATGTGATAACGTGATTGACAACCACCTGTTATACCTTTAGTGATTTCAGTAGTACCATAGTGAGCTTTCAACTCATCTAAGCGGTCTGCACCACATTTGGTATCAGGTAAGTCAAGTATATATTCTTGCAAAATAGCATTGCAAGTAGCTTTTACAGTCCAATCAAATTCGGTTACAGCGTCTGATTTACAAACAGAAGAAACTTTACCTACAAGTGTCAAGACTACAGATTTGTCTTTATTATCATTTAAATACACGTCAATCTTGTCTTTTGCAAGTTCTTTCTCTGCAACAAAAGTATAGCTATAAAGACCTTCTGTGGTAACACCACCTTTTACGATAGTCCCTGCTTTAACACCTTCAATTGCTTCTATATTCGTATTAGGGTTTTCGTCTTCAGTCTGCAAAGTATAAAGGAAACCACCTTCTACTGGATTCCAACCTGCAACACAGTCCTTACAATCCTTAATGAAGCTATCCGCTCCACGTTTGAATTTAGCAAGTGCAGATACACCTGTGGTAGGACGAACCATCTCATAAGTGGTAGTGTTACCTTTACGTGATTTACGAACAACTTTCTCGTTAGGATACTGAGATTGTACAGCAGAGAGAGCTTCAAGCGTTCCCGAATCTACAATAGACAATTCATAGAATTTGTATTCTACAGCATTAGCTCCACCTTTCTGAGGAACGTTTGTAGCACCTGAACATTTCTTAATCAAGTCATACTCAATAAGGTCGGTAACCTTAACACCGCCTTTCAATGGAGTGTTCAAGAAACGTTGGAAACCTGCCAACAATACTGGAAGCGGATTTACAGGAGCGCACTCGTCGCAATTACCATTACATTTGTCTTTAGCGTAGTAAGAACAACGTTTGGTGTCCAAAGGAATAGTCAAGTTTACAAATCCTTCAGGATAACCAAGTAAACCAACTTTCTCGCCTGAAAGACGAAGATTGATTTCCTTAAACTCACCTACACCAAAAGTAATTGATGTAGATTCGTCAAGTCCGTTGTAACCTATAATAACCTCATCTACAGTCTGTTCTGTTTTTTGAGGAGCTGAAACACGCAAACCTTTAATCTTACCAATCTCAAATGGGTGAGTAGAAGATACAACGTTTGTATTGTTACCAACTTTAATTTCAACTTTTTCTTTCTTAGAGAGGTTTTTGAAGTTGGATAAAGCCTCTAAACCTTGTGCGTTATGTTTAGTATTTACCTTAAACACACCCAATTGTCCGAGAGCCAAATTCAACGAACCTCCTTCAGTCTTCACCGCACCTGTTGAAACGAAGTGACGGTCGTAAGGTTTATGTATTGCCATAATTTATTATTTTATAATTTAAAATTTAGATATTTTTCGTACGTTATCTAACTGATAACGTTGTAAGTTGTCGTTGTTAATGTCAAAGTCCGCTACACAAAACTCAATTATTCGTTCTGTAATTTTATCGTCCCACTCAGGGTCTATGTTAGTAGAATAACTTCCGTCCTCTCTTACATAACCTTCCATATCAACCTCTCTTGGATAACGATAATAAGATAGGTACACATCAGATATATTGAAATTATCTACGTATATTACAATTTTGTCTTCTGAAAAAGAGTAGAATGTTTCTCGCCACTTAAACGATGGTTTGTTGTACTCGTCTTGTAAAAGCTCGTGAACATTTTCATTCTTTATCTCCCACAAGTTTATATCGCTTGTAGAACACAAACCACTTTCAGCTTTAGCTTGCACGTTTACAAAAGAGAAGAAATCTTTAGGTAATTCAAAGTCGCAGTGATTAACTACCTTATTACTAAAGGTTAAAGGGTTATCTTTAACCAACATCTTCTGCACGTACCGAATGTCGTCTTCGTTTCTCTTTTCCAAAACATACTCTAAGAAACGAATTTGTTTTGCATTAAACAAAGATACGAACCTACCGACATCAACCGATATGTTATCGTTCGTGTAATTCTTATTCACTTTTTCAAGGAACTTCAGGTAGGCTGTACCTATATTCATTTAATTTTAAATTTTATGATTGATTAGTCTAATTCTAATATTTGAGTTTTTAACTCTTCAAATTCTGGATTGCTGTTTAGAACACGAGCTACGGTTTTCAAATCACCTCCGATAGTTTTGTCCTCGAAGTAATAAACACCACCTGAACGTTCTATGATTTTCTTCTTAATCGCAAGTGGTAGTTTGTGATATAAGAACAGAATGTCAGTTGTACTCTTATCGTCAGCTATATCAACGGTCTCTAAGAATTTTTGAACATTATCTGTGTCGCTACGCAACCAATTTCCAAACATACCCATTCTTGTATATTCGTCAGCATCTGAACTGAAAGCGTTGAAACCAACATAACTCATAATAGCTTTGAGCAAGTTTACATTTGTACTTGAATAAGTAGTGAATAGATTAATAGCTCGCATTTCGTTAGCCATTTTATCCATTTTGCGGTTTCTAACTTTACTTTCGTCTTGAACGCAATAAGAACTTCCTTTGAAACGTAAATCATTTACGAGTTCAACAGGAGTTAATTTGAAACATCTCATTGCCATATACAACGCTAAACGTTGTTCTGCGTCACTCATATCGTAAATCTGACCTTCCTGAACTACGAAAAATTCATTAGCCCAATAAGCGTCATTCTCGTGATTTAATTTACCTTTACCATATTTACGCTCATAAGGGTCTACTATGTTTTCTTTCAACGATTTAACAATAGCTTTAACTTCTTTTTCGTCCATTTTGGCGTAACAAGGTGATTCTGCATAAAGTCCAGTATCCCAAACACCATTACCAGAAGCACCAAAACCATTTACGAAACGGCATTGAAAAACATCGCTAATTCCTATTGTAGGAAGTTTTGTAGCACCTTCTTCAGTAAATCCGTTTTCTTTGTCTGTATCAGGTTTGTGAAGTACTTTATAGAATGAACCCTCTTTTATGTCGAGACCGTTTACGGTAACAATAATTTTATTTTCAGTTTTTTCAGAACTTGTACTTTTCATTATTTTGTTTATTGAATGTTGTTAGTTTTTATTAAAAGAAAGGGGAGAAATAAGGTTAGGGCGTCTCCCCTTTCAGTATATATAAGCGAAAATCAAATAGCTTATTCTAATTCTACGATAATGGTACGAGACTTATCTTTCAACCATACTGCACTTGCAGAGTGGGCGAAGTAAGTTTGACCCATAATATTCATAGAAGCTACAAGTTGGCGACCATTGGTGTCAGCTCCCCAACGTCCGTCGTGGCGACCATACCAGAAAGCAGCTCCTTCAGGTTCAACTCGCCATACGTTAGCACCAGTGTTGTACTTACCTTCAGGAGTAGTACCTTGTTTAGCACCTTTAACAACTTCTTTCTCAGCATTAGAGAAACGTTGGCTTGAAGCGTCATCGATTATCATCATAAATGAAGTACGTGCGTAACCATTAACATAGAAACCTTTCTCACGATTATCAGCCAAGTGCATATAGTCAAGAGCAGGGTCGTGTTCTACTTCAATAGCACCTACACCTTCCAAAGTTACGCGCTCAAAGCGAACAGGTACAAGGTACAAGTGTTGCAAGTCTTTACCTTTCACTGGCGATTCAGGTAAACCTTTAACCTCACTCATAAATGGCTGTAAATTACGCATTTGAACCATTGCTTCTTCTTTGAACAATTCCATAACGTTAAGGAACGCCATATAACCAACACGTAAACGGATTACGCGGTCTTGAACTGGAATTGAGCTGTTACGGAACAAGTATGAAGCAATCTGACGGAAAATAGCACGATTGATACCACCTGGTTTAGCATAAGTAATACGGAAACCTCTACGAAGCTGAGGAATGTAACCCTCATTCATACGTTTTGTACCATTAATGTTATTGATAACAGCACCTTTTTGGAACAAGTTTTGGTAAGTTTCCAATTTCATAAGTTCCATACCTACTAAGAACTCCCAAGTTTCAGCCAAACGCATATTAGTACCACGTCCGTTAGGTAACTTGTCGTAAACAACAAACATATTGTTTTCGATGAAGTTCATTTTTTCAGTAGAGTATTGCTCTTTAAGAGCTTCTAACCAAGAGGCAGATTGTTTAGTGGCGTCACCAGTATTTTTCATACCTGCATACATAGTAACGGCTGTTTCAACGCCTCGATGGTTACCAAGTGTAAACTCTAAGGTCATTGTACCAACGTTACCTGGGTTCTGGATTGCAGAGAACTGAGTTGAGTACTCACCAAGTACGTGACCTATTTTGAAATATTCAACACCTGCTACAAGTTTGTCAGGAGGGAAGTATCCTAAAGCTCCACCAACATAACTTGCGTAGTGAATCCAACTATCACCTTCAAGGTAGATAGGCTCGTCTTCAGAAATGACAAGTTGTTCACCATAAACAGAATCATAAGTCAACACGTCACCAGGACTATATTGTCTATCTAAACCGATTTGGAATAGACCTCCGTTTTTACCAGGTTCGTCATATAAAGCAGAAGTGTCTTTATTGGTAGTACTATTGTAAGGTTTTACAACAGGAACGTCGTAATAGAATGAACCTCCAACGCCATTAACCTTGATAATAGCACCAGTTTCAAAGAATTTCTTCAATGCAGGAATAGGCTGTTTAGCCATCCCACTATACAAATTGATAAGCCCTAAATGTCGTTTCGAAGGGTCGGTATGATACCAAGAACTAAGTGTAGCAGTATCAAGAAAACGTTGGTCTGCTTTTACTTTCTCAGTACTTGTTAATTTTACTACCTTATCGCCATTGATTTCTACGGGCAAATTAGCAATATTGGTGTTATTCATAATTATCGTTTATTTTTAATTTATATCTTAAATGTTACTTAACATATCGGCAACGTTGAAAGTGTTGTTATCTCTTTCCTCAGTTCTGTTATTTATGTTAAGGTTAGAACCTTTTCCTTTTGAGACAATTTTTATTGTCTTCATAGTTTTAAGTTCAGTCTCTCTTGCTCTTTTCTCTGAAACTTGCTTGTTATACTCTTCCTCGTTGGTCAAGAACATAAGTAGCTTGGTTGCTTTCTCAGGGTCATTCATTGCCTGATAGTAGAGATTATCAACTCCATACAAACCATTTTCCTCTCTTTTGGTAGCAAGGTCTAACAATCTTGTTTTAGCACTATCTTTCAATTGGAAAGTTTTACCTATAGCCTCATTGAGGTCTGAACGATACTCTTTCAACTCTTGTTTCTCTTTCGCAACCTTTTCTTTAGCTTGTTCTTCAATTGACTTCAATCGTAGTTCTACAAGTTGCTCCATTTGAGCTTTAGATTGTTCAGCGGTATCGCGCAGAGTACCTGCTTCCTTACGTGACCTAATAATGTCCATAATGGTTTGGTCATCAAGTTTGTTCTCAGCTTTGTAACGCAAATAAACAACTTTAATTTGGTCATTTACATTATCCAAGTTTAAAGATTCTATTGGATTTTTAAAGTTGTTATAAGTGTCTAATGCAGCTCTAACATCTCCACCTTGTTTATCTATATCTATAATGCGTTTAGTGAAATCTGAAACACCTTCTAAAGAAACTTTATTTTCAGCGGCTTTAGCTTTTATCTCTTCAATACCATTGGCGATAATAGAGTAGAACACTTCTTTGTCAAACTCTACATTCTCCAAAGGTATAACTTCCCCATTCTCATCTTCTATACCACCTATCTCACTAAGTAATCCTTCTTTAATAAGGTCATTTATAACACCTTTATATAAAACAGATTCTTGAGATTCTTGTTCTACAACCTTCTCTTGTTTTGCAGGAGCAGGCTCTTCTTTAACCTCTTTAGGTTTTTCTTCCTTTTTAGGTTCAGTCTCTTGAGGTTTAACTTCTTCTGTTGGTTCAGGAGTAACTTCTTTACCTTCAGCCTTTGTCTCATTTGTAGTGGGTTCAGGTTTATTTTCTTCTGTCAAACCCATACTTTCAACATCTATCTCCTCAACTTTAGGAGTGTGTGCAAGTGGATTGTCTTGGAAATCTATTTCTCCTAAGAAATCTTCAACATTCCCTAATTCCCCTATTGAGATACCATTACTGACGTCCATTACGTTCATAGTGCAAAATTATTAATTTGTTAGTCATTTTCAAATAAAATAAGTTTCGGTAAATATTTCTATTTCAAAAACTTATAATTTATTTTATAGAATAAATTTCAAACTTATTTATAAATTTCAAACTTATTTATAATTTCAAAATTTATTCTAATTTTTATTTATAGCTGCGACAAGGCGTTTGGTCTCATCTTCGCGTTTGCGTTGTTCTAATTGAGCTACTTCGTTATCTATCTTCGCCCACTCCATACGCCTTCTCTCTTCTTTGTCCGCGCTTTCTATTTCTATCTGTTGCTCTTTTAAGCGTATATCTGCAGAGGCTTTCTCTTGTTGAATATAGTTATTACCTAACGCGCTTATCTTTTGAATTTGAGCTTCATCTGCGTTATTATCTGCAGCTCTACCTGCGGCGTCCACAATCTTAACCTTAATAGCGTTCTCGCGGTCTTTCTGTTTACTATATTCTTGTCTTTCCCATTCTTTTTGAGCAGCTTGTTCTTGCAATTCCGCCTGCTGTTGTTGCAACTGCATTTGGTTTTGTTGTTCTTGCTGTTGCATTTTCTCTCTACGTAAACGTTCTGCACGAGCAACTTCAATCAATTCTACTACAGAATCAGAAGTGAACAACTTAGCGATAGCAAACTCGTCTGTACCCATAGTATTTGTGTTCAAAAAGTACTGACGTATTGTTTCAAGCTCTTTGCGCTGTTTAGACGAAGTTGTTGGAAGAATGTCAAACTTGCGGAGTTGGAAGTAAGGGTCAGAGAACCTCAAGAACGCCTTCTCCGTATCAGACTTGGTATAGTAAACGGTTATATCCTTCTCCGATTTCTGACAATATTGAGCAACGTTCAAGTGTATCTCTAACATTCTCTTCTTATACTGAGAGAATTTGTCAAATATAATCTCTGTTTGCGCATAAGAAGCGTCCTGAGATTGTTTAACACCTTCAGCAGTTTCGTACTTTATAGCTTGCCCTAAACGTTGAGGGTTGATACCCAATTGTTCGTAAGCCATTTGCTTAAAGAACTCTGATACTTGGAAACGCGCTAATATTTGATTTGTATATGTTAAATCTTGAACACTGAATTGGTTAAATCCTCCTGCACCTGCTAAGTTTTGTTTAGAACTATCAACAGCCATCAAACCTGTTGATTTTACAAGCTCGTGCATTTTAAGTAAAGTTGATTTAGTACCTCCCCATTCTTTATGTTCTGACGGTAACCATCGTATGTCAAACATAAAGAAAGTACCTATCTCCTTAGCCATTAACTCGCGTATCTGATTTAAGGCAATGTTGTAAGCGACTTGGAACGGAAATATCTTCTCAGCGATTGAAAAATCTATAACTCCTGCTACTGGTAATTTCACATCGTAAATGTTACTATCACCTTTAATTTGAAACTCTGTGGCATTGCATTTAAGATATAGAGATTTCTTTAATTTAGTATTGCGTTGATTTATTTTTATACCTTCATAAACAACAGGAATGTAATCCCACACAATAGTGTTTGTTTCAGGATTTTCCTCTGCTTCTGTTATAGTTTTATTTTTAAGTTGTTTAATCTCTTTCTCTTTCAAAAAGTCAGGTAATAACTCCTCTGAGACTATTTCTTGCGTAACACGACCATCTTCTGTCTCATACATAAGTAAACCTATCATCTCGTAAGAGACCCAATATGCTTCGGTGACTTGTATTAAGTCTTCACGGATTTGTAAATCATTACGTATGATATTCGCAAGATTTTTGGAGTATGAGTTGAAATCATTTATTGAAGGAAGAAACACTCTCTCTTCACGTTCATTTCCGTCTTTATCTCTAAAAGTTGCAAGACCCATAGGAATACCCGTGTTGTCTTGAAGTTTTAAAAACTCGTTATACTCGTGATATTGTTCAAAAGGTAATATTTCAACACCATCGTAAAAACGGAATAAATTCTTATCACCTACTCTGTCTCCCTTGTCGTAAGAAGAGTTCTTTACTAAAGTATCATAATCTTCAGTACCTAAAATGGATTCTTTTTCTTTTTGAGATAAAAGATGTCCGTAAATTGTAGCTACTTGACTTGGTGTATAGAAATGAACTCGTCCTACATATTCGCCGTCTTGTACATACTTAGTCTCCATATCTTGTGAGAAGAATGTATTGATAGGAGACCACGTTTCAGGCTTGTAGTAATCGTAACCAACTCTGAAGTGACGGAAACAACGACCTGTTGCCATAAAATCTATGAACTCATTTCTATCTTTCTCGTCAAAATAGAAGCGTGTGGCGTCCTGCTCCAATGTGCGCTCCGCCCATTCGACAGCAGCGACCTTCCACGTCTTGTTCATATACTTTTCAATCTCTTCTGGAGTTTTCTCATTACGGATTTGTTCAATTTGTTGAGCGTAAGCCTCCATTTCCTCCTGACTTTCAAAATCCATTTCAGAAGGGTTTGGATTCACTCCCATTCTCAACAATCTTACTTGCAACTCTTTCTCAAAAGTTTCACTAACATACTTTTGAAGTAAATCGGTCTTTTCTCGTATATATTCGTTCTCTGAGATTTCGTCATCGGTTGCAACCGTGAATTTATCCGTATTTTGTGTAATTTCGCCTGCAAGAAGATTTATAAGGCGACCTGTTAAATCGTAGTGTTTGATATTAACAGGTAATTCCATATCTTGAAATGCTTTTTCTAACTCTCTAAATTGTGGAAATGTTTCACTGAGTTCTGAAAACGCCATCTTACCCTCTATCATACGATAGAAGTCTTTAAATCTTAAATTTTCCCTCGTCTGTCTAACACCTATACGCTCTAAGGCGTCCATTGTAGCCTCTTTCCACTTATCATTCTTTTTCTTTAGTGGAATGGCTTGTGGAGGTAAAGTGGTACTAACAACACCTCTTGTTACTCCATCGTACCAATAAGAAGTGTTATCGGGTGATATGGACACATTCATTAATAAACGTTTAATAAGATACAAATATAGTAAATTAGTGTCCTGAAACCAAAACAATAAGTTTTAAAATTATTCTATTGCGTGTTTCAAAAATTTGTTTATAAAAAAAACACCACCTTGTAAAAGGCGGTGCTGATTAATTATTAAGAATTATGAACATTTGTTTAAAACAAATCGTTTGCAGTTATACTCTTGTCGTGCTTAGTGTAAGCCACTGGACGTTTTGCAAAGAAGTCATCAAGTTCATTACTAAACACTTCCTCTTCAAACCACATCATTGGTTTAATATCCTCTTCTGTAAGTTCAAACGGAGGAGGTAATTTCAAATCCTTGAAAGAACTGTTTAATCTATAACGCATATAATTACCCAAATCTTTTTTCTTTACGTGGTCTAATTCTCCTTGTTCGAATATCCAATCGAGAAGTTCGTCCTCCATTTTAATGTATTCTTGAATGAAAGAGGTTGCTTCTTTTTCAGCTTTCTCTCTAAATTCGGGCTGCTCCTCAAATATCTTGGAGAGTATCCAAGTACCTGCTTGTGCGTGGCAGTTTCCGATAATGAAAGGGTTAGAATACTCATCTTGTCGTACAATTATACCTCCTGAAGGTACTGTTACACAAACAACATCTTCTTTTGTAGGTTCATTTATTGTGTTTTTAAAACTTGATGCAGTGGCAAAAGGTAAATCTTTTCTGAAAAAGCTAAGTTTGTATGTGGTTTTAAACGTATCCTTTCTATTGTCGGGTCTTACACCTATGTGAGTTCTATATCCTGCTAATATTGCCAATCTTTGAACAATGTCTATGTTATCTTTTCTTGTGGAAACATAACACAAGTTGTCATTAACTCTACTTCCATCCCACTCAAGAACTTCTTCTATAAATTGTTCAGCGTATTTTTTATCCACATTGCTAAAATCAACCCAAGAGAAGCTCTTATAGTCAGACATATATTCCAAATGAAAAGAGAAATGGAAACCATCTCTATGAGGTGTCTTAGAATACTTAATACCTACAGACTCTAAAAGACTTTCAAATCTATCTATCTTTCTCTGTTTGTATAAACCAACAGAATAATTAAAACCACCATTAGAACCTCTTTCTACAACCTCACCATTCTTTCTTTTATTTTTAATTTTACAACCATCTGCTTGTATGGCTATTTTAAGTCTATCTAAATCTGTGAAAATCTGTCTGTCACCTTCTGTCACGTAGTTAGCAGAGTTAGGAAAACGTATCCACCCATTTCGCTTAAAGTCCTTAACCATCATCTTACCCCATTTTCCATATTTGTTGTATATTAATTCGTGGTCTGGTGTCGCAACTATAGAATTTCTACTATTATGGATTGTATGTAACGAGCCTTCAAAAGACTTCCTTATCGTTTTTAGCACCTTTTCGTCTCTAAGTTCTCCTTCCTTAAAGCCGTAGATGTCGTCCCCAACCTTCATATCCTTGATAAAACGCCAACCTTGAGGTGTTAAAACTTCGGTGTTTAGTTTTAAACACGCTTCATCAGTCGAAGACCACGCTATTATGTTAGCTACATTTTTCATATAACCTTTAAAACGTGAGAAATAAAGAATAGTGGCAAACTGACTAAATAATGAAGCGTTTTCCACAACAAGTGTGAAGAATAACAATTTCTCCATCACATTGTCTTTATTCTCATTAAGATAGTCTTTAAGTACGTGATAACGTTTCTTAAAGACAGGTATATCTAAGATGTGTTCAAACTCATTGTTATAACCTAAAACCTCAAGCAGACGAGCATAGGCTTCTGAGTGTCTACAGTTCCCTGAAATACAAACACTTTTATTTCGTCTTACTACCACACAACCTGTAGGTACTTCTACACAATATACAAAGTCATCATAATCTACTTCTTCTTTGAGAGGATAACTGCATTCGTCCCCTTTTTCAATCATAATAGACCAATAATTTCCGTATTTAATGCTATGTAACACCCCGCTGTTTTGTGACCTACGCCCCGACAATACACACAAAGTAGAAATTGTATCTATTGACTTTTCACTAGGATACCTGTGAACAAAAAGTCCATCTACGTGTCCATTCCAATATTCAAGTTCGTTAATAAACTTATCTATCCAACCTTTACTCACCTCTTCAATATTTATGTAAGATAAATCTTCTATTTTTGAAACAAGGTCAATATCCTCGAAATGAGCTACGTGTATAAGGATTTTTCCACAATCAGTATTTGACTTTTCATATTCAATGTTTAACTCGTTGAGTAACTCCTCTATTTTTTCTATTTTCGCTTTCTCATCAGAGTTAAAAACAAAACTAAATCCTGGACTTGGTATAGGACGACCGAAAACTAAACGAAACCTGTATATATCTCCGCAAAAATATAATGCCACCAATAATTTATCTAAAGCTGTAAATTCTTTATCTCCATCTTTGTAACCTGAAATAGGAAGTACATTCGAGTCTTTATACTTCACATTGCAAGATTTTATTTTCATAAATTTGTCAGAATCATCTCTTTTCGTAACAACCTCGTGATTAGGTGTAACCATCAAATCAATCGTTGAGTTTTGATAGTAGTGCATCTTACCTTTATAATGTCTTTTTATACGACGTAAAGGTTTTACAAAAGATATGGACTTGTCTTCCATATTGTATTGAGCAACCTTATCTTCATCAGTTAGGTTTTCAAATCGCTTGTATCCATTGTTAGTAAGTATTTCGGTGTACTTATCAAAACACTCACTCTCCCCAAACGACATTCCAAGATTATTAAATTCAGGTTTCGGGAACATTTTATATAAATCTCCCCAAAATGTCTTGACAGATACTTCTATCTGTGCGATTCCTAATAAAGAACGTTTTAACGCCTCACGTTCCACGTCTGTAAGATTAACTTTATAATCTTGCACATCGGCTGTAAATTCAACCTCAGAATGCACCCAATAAGATTTACTCATTGCGTCAGTAAATCTTGTTACTTCAGGATACTCGAAAGGTTTGTACGCTTCTCTTTTATCAAATATTCCCATTTTTGCTTAATTTAATTTTATAGTTTTTGAAATCTTACTTTCAATAACTGATTCCAAGACTCTATAAGGATAAGTTTTAATTCTACCAAAACGCGGGTCGGGTAGAGAACCTGTTTTAATTCCATTAACTTTACAGATTTTTGAAGCCTCCTTACCTAATTGCTTAGCGTCTTCAAGGTTTATTGAAATTCCTTTTAGTGAACAATAACCTACAACTGAATAAAAATCAGGAGTGTTATTAGTTTTAGATTTCAAATAATCAAAATCTTTGCGAATTTCTTCATTCTCTTCTGTCAATTGCTGAATTTTACCTTCTTGAACAATTTGTCGTTTCTCTAATTCAACTATAACTTGTGCTTGTTGTAACATCAACTCAGCGTGGGTCAATGGTTTTATAGAATACGAACCTGTTTTACGGATTGACGGAAGTACTTCCGAAGTTACCCATTTTTTGAATGGTTTAACACTTTCTTTTCTACTACCAAGTACAACGCTATAGAAACCTTCCTCATTTACAAACGTAAGTTGTTGAATACCACCGTTTGTAGGAAGGGGGTAGGTTGAAACTACCTCCTCTTCTAATCTATTCTTTACATCTGTTACTCGTAGTTCTAAAATGTTACAAATGTCTGCCAAACAAAACAAAGGCTCACCATCTTCTAAAAGAACCCTTACCTGACCAAATTCAGGATTTTCAAATAATTTAATATTACTCATTTTTAACAAATTTTATTCTTCTCTTTAATAGTTTCGTCTAATAACTTTTTCAAAAAGTCTATATCTTTCTCGGTTAAATTTACAGATTTCTCAATTATTACAGATATTGGTAAGTGTAACAACAAAGGAAAAACGTTAACATAATCGCAGTTAACACCTTTACTTCTGTGTTTATCTATTAATAAAACTTCGTGAGTGTAATCTTCAGATAAAGAATTGTCAACAATTGACAAGGTTTCCAATTTAAACAATCTCATAAGCTGAGCCACATTCACCAACGGAATACCTTCGCGATATTCAATTTTCAAAGTCAATGGTTCAATATCCTCACGCACTCGTTTATCTAAAGTAAAATTTATTGTCATAACTTCTCATTTTTTTGTAAAAACCTAACAATCAACATTCAGAAAAACCTTGCATTCTGACCTGCATAAAAAGGAACGTCGATGTTAGGAAAAATTTTCAAACCGTCATTTAAGTTCGTTTTACTTCTTTTTATTCCTATTAAATAATTAAATTATAATTCGGAGAACCTTCACAAAGTGTTGTCAGACCGACTTTACTACTCTCCATTAGGTTTATTTACTCCCTGCGTTTCTTCTCTAAGTTGTTGAAATACAACCGCAAAGCGTAACGCGAACATTAAGTGTTGTTATATTGGGAATCTAAGCGGAAGATGAGGGACTCGAACCCCCACACCCATAAGGTGACAGTTTTCAAGACTGCTGTAATAACCATTCTACCAATCTTCCGTTAATGTTGCAAAATTACAACATTTTTTTTAATTATACAATAAATTAATAAGGAATTTCATCGTCTTCCTCTTCTGTACCGAACAAATTCGGTAAATCTTCTTTTTTCTTCTTAGGTCTTGCTTCCATTTTGACATTGTTTCCTTCAGGAGTTACTTTCAATCTTCTTCCGTCAGGTAGCAAAAAAGGCTCAACTGCAATATCTAAATACCCTTCTTCTAACTCTCTAACTTTCAAATAATGCCAAAATACATTACCTGCGGTCATAAAATGTGTCCACTTATTATCAACCTTTTCCATATACTCGTGTAAATAGGCGTATCTGTTGTCAAGAGTGTTTCCTTCAGAATCTACTGCAAGACCTGGAATGTTCATATACAAGGTGTGTCCCAATTTGAAAGGATTGTGTAACACAAGTACAATATCCGATATATGAAAAATAGTGTCTGAGTTGTACAAATCAGAACGTTTTGGTGCAAGATTTTGAATATCTGTACGACTTTCAATATCTCGGTTCAGCTGAGATAAAATGATAAAAGAAACATTCACAAACTCTTTTTTAAGCATATTGATATTCTCTATCAAATTATCCATTGCCGCTTTTTTTCCACCCATAACATCTCTGACAAGTGCTATGTGGTCTATCGTAACAACAACGTGTTTTTTGTGCTTATTTTCGTTCAAAAACGCCTTTACTGCAGAATACCAAGTATTAGGGTCGCAAGGGTCTTCTAAATAAAATATTTGATTTGACCTTTCACTATCACAAACACTTTTAAACTTACTCAAATCTTCTCCTTGAGGTGAGTTAAACAAAATATCTGTAACAGACTTCTTCAAATTCCTTTTTAACTTACGCAATAACAACTTAAAGACGGTCATCTCCCAATTACAACGCAATAATACGTAATCATCGCAATCAGGATTTAAGGACTTGTCAAATATATCCTCTTCTATCTGTTGAAGTACATACGATTTACCTGAACCTGATATAGCACCTATTGTTATAATGTTACCTTTAAATATACCTCCCAACGAGTTTATGTTAAAATGGTCGAACCTTGTTCTGATTGGCGCGTCCTCACGTGTTTGGTATCTTATAATCTGCTTGACAGCAACGTTTACCAAGTCAACTGCCTTAGTTATCAAGCTCATTGTTTTACCTCCAATCTCTTAATTATATAGTCTGCCATATCTTCTCCTTCTTCAATGTCTTTCTGTTTCTCCAAAAAATCACTAATTACGATATTATAATCTTCCATAAAAGGTTTTAGTTTGTTTTTCCAAGTATTGCTCGAATTACCCTTATCTGGATAAAAAATCAACTTCTTATCAGCAAAAGGTCTTAGTCTGTCTTCTCCAATATTCTGTAGTCCACCTGTTGCTATCCAATAAGTGTTCGGTTTCATAATCGAACAAATCACAGCCGTTTTCTCACTCTCAACAACGTGAAACTCTTCAATACCAGGTGTGTGTACAAGATGTTCTCCAAAAAATACTTGCTTTAGATTAAAATCACTAATCTCTCCATACTCTTTATCTTTGGTTGGACAATGAACCCAAGTTATATGATTATAGGGTTTTTTAACCCTTTTTCCAGTGTTTCTATCGTATAACATAATCTTACCTGTTCTGCAGTCAAAATCCTCGTCTAATTGCCAAAAAACAACTGCTCTGTCGTTCCATTTTTCAACCGTACCAAGTCTATACCTTCTTATCATCATATCTACCAAATCTCGCTGAAAATGATTGTAGAGAAAGTAAGTGAAAGAGTTTAGAGGTTCTTCTAAACTCTTAGTCACATACTTGGAATTAATATAATTGACAGAATCCTTTTCTTGATATTCAGGTTTTACTTCATTGTTAGAAACATAAAGTTGAGCGTCTTTAGGTAAATCAGAAATCTTAGGTGCTAAGTGATAACCGCAAGAAATTTCACGATTACAACGACCGAATTGGTCTCCG